CTCACGGAGAGGTTTTTTTCGATTTGAGGCGAGTTCCAAGCAGTTCCAGAGGAAATTCTGAAATGCCAGCCCGTTTATCTCCGGCGCCAAGACCCGTCATTGACGACCCTAACATGATGCCCTTGGACTACATGCTCCAAGTCATGCGGGATGTAACCGCCAGCAAAGCCAGGCGTGACCGGATGGCGTCCCTGGCCGCACCCTACTGTCACGCCCGCGTGGCCGACGTTGTAAAGGGCAAGAAGGACCAGGAGGCCGAGGCGGCGGGAACGGCCGGCGTGGGAACGCCGTGGGCCAACGTTCTTGACGAGATCCGCGCCAACTGATGCTGACAAAGTCTTGGGACACCGCCTGCCTTGACTGGGAGGACAGGATCCTCGATGGCAGGACGCTGATCCCGGAACTACCGTTATTTGAGGCCGAGGCGGCCAGGGCGCTGTGGGTATTCAAGCAATTGCGGTTGCCGGACGTGATCGGGACGCCGACCATGGGCGACGCCTGCGGACCGTGGTTTTTCCCGATCGTGGAGGCGCTGTTCGGCAGCTACGATCCGGACAGCAACATGCGGCACATCAGTGAAGTGTTTCAGCTGATCCCGAAAGGCAACAGCAAGAGCAGCAACGGCGGCGCGGTGATGCTGACCGCGATCATCACCAACCGGCGACCGGAAGCGGAATTCCTGTTTGTGGCGCCGACGATGGAGATCGCCGCGATCGCTTACAAGCAGGCCAAGGGCACCATCAGGCTGGACCCTGTGCTGGACAAAATGTTTCATGTGCAGGATCACCTGCGCAGGATCACCCACCGCGAGATGGGTGCCACGCTGCAGATCAAGGCGGCCGACACCGACGTCATCACCGGCTCGAAAGCCGTCGGCACCATGATCGACGAAACCCATGTGTTTGCCAAACGGGGCAACGCCGCTGACGTCTTCATCGAGTTGCGCGGCGCGCTGACAAAGCGGCCGGACGGGTTTCTGTTTCAGACCACGACGCAGAGCAAGCAACCGCCGGTCGGGGTATTTGCCTCCGAGTTGGCGATGGCGCGCAGCGTGCGCGACGGCAAGGCCAAGATGCCGCTGCTGCCGGTGCTGTACGAACTGCCGGATGCGCTGGCGCGCGACGACGGCTGGAAGAACCGGAAATACTGGCCGCTGGTCAACCCGAACCTGGGCCGCTCGACCAATGCCGACTTCCTCGCCCGTGAGGTGATGCGGGCCGAGGCGGACGGACCGGCTGCGGTGGCGCTGATCGCGAGCCAGCACTTCAACGTCCAGATTGGCATGTCGCTGCGCGTCGATGGCTGGGCCGGCGCCAACTACTGGAACCGGGGTGTCGAGCGGGGGCTGACGCTGGATGCGGTGCTCGAGCGATCGGAAGCGGTCGTGGTCGGGATCGACGGCGGCGGGCTTGATGACCTGCTCGGCATTGCCGTGCTGGGGCGGGAGAAAAATACCAAGACGCATTTGTGCTGGACCCACGCGCTGATCTCGCCGGAGGGGTTGGACCGGCGCAAGGCCAATGCCTCGGTCTATGAACGGTTTTCGGCCGACGGCGATCTGACCGTGGTGCAGGAACTGCCGGACGATATCTCGTTCGTGATCGACATCGTCGAGAAGATCAAGGTGACCAAGAAGCTGGCCGGCGTCGGCGTCGACGCGATCGGCATCGGCGGCATCGTCGACAGCCTGGCGCGCATCGGCGTCACCCAGGAGAACAACCTTTTGGCCGGCGTGCGGCAGGGCATCTCCCTGATGGGCGCGATCAAGACCGTCGAGCGCAAGCTGGTGGACGGCTCGTTCAAGCACAACGGCTCAGCGCTGATGGCCTGGTGCGCCGGCAACGCGCGCATCGTGCCGACGCCGACCGGGATGCGGATCGCAAGGGATGATAGCGGTTACGGCAAGATCGATCCGCTGATGGCGCTGTTCAACTCGGCTGCGCTGATGGCGCTAAACCCGGCGCCGGTTACCTCGCCGGAATTCCGGCTGTTCTTCGCCTAACCAGACTTCTCGAAGGTCATGATCAGCTGTTCGTTATCGTTGGCGGGACGCGGCGGCATCACCGAGCGATGGATGCGCCAGTGACAGTGAACGCAGACCGCGCACAAGTCCTGCGGGTTTTCGTGGCCGAGATTTTCATAGGTCCAGTGATGGACCTGGATGGCGGAACGCTGGTGGCAGATCTCGCACCAATGTTCGGTGGCTTCGAGATGCTCGCGGCGGCGGGCAGCCCACTGCGGCGACGTGATGTAGCTGAGATAACGTTTCGTCGGCATCGAGTAGATGCCATTGGCGAGAAGCTTGCAGGCGTTTGCGGGTGACGACATGGCGACCTCCGTGGTTTGGGTTTGAACGTCTGGACAACGTCAATCCTAAACGCGGCGGGCCGCGCATCGTCAATTGGGCCGCCATAACCACGGCGAGAAAGCAACATGTTGCAATATCCGAAGGAACAGCGAGATCGAAGAACCAGGCGGAACCAAAGCTCCAAGAATTCCAAGAAACTCCACGGGCAAGGATTGGCTTGTGCAAGAGTGATTGCGAGCAAGGATGATGCTGAGATTTTGAATGCCTGGAAAGAATTAGATATTCCTGTTGTGATTGATCCAGCTGTGCGTAGGCAGATTGAAATGGAAGCATCCCAGCAGGCGTTTCATACGATGATCCGGGAAAAACTCCAGAATGCTCGCAATGGCAAGACGGACCTGACGCACACATTCTGGGAACATGAAGACGGATCTTGCACTCAGGAATTCTCAGACGGAACGAAAACCGTTTTCCTGCCTGCAGCATGGAGAAGGGCTAAACACAGTCTCCAAAACGGAGGAGGCTTGTCCTGGTGTGGCTGGGAGAGTGACGACGGCGTCACGATAATCCGGGAATAGGACTAACCATCATGCCGCGCGTATTCGTCAACGGGACCATCCTGGCGGGCCAGTCGCTATCGGGGCCGCTCGACTGTCGCAGCGGCGCGCCGTTGCTGCTGTTCCTGCCGACGCAGTGGACGTCCTCGCGCATTTCCTACCAGCTGTCGCCTGACGGCGTGACGTACTGGGATCTGTACGATCGGACCGCCAAGGAAATCGCCGTCAATGTCCGCGCCGGCACCGTGGCCAGGCTCAATCCTGAATGGACCGAAGTGGCACTCGGCTGTTGGCTGAAAATCCGGTCCGGCTCCAGCGACGGGCCGATCGTGCAAACGGCAAACCGCGACTTTAAGCTTCTAGTCGAAACCTAAAGGCACCCACCATGTTGAACCGGGCTTACAGCTTGCTTGAAATCAAGCAGGTGGACGATGACTCACGCGAGATCACCGGCTGGGCCACGACGCCGACGGCCGATCGCATGAACGACGTGGTCGAGCCGGACGGCGCCAAGTTCATGCTGCCGATCCCGCTCTTGTGGCACCACAACCAGGGCGACCCGATCGGCCACGTTACGGCGGCACGGGTTTCCAGGGCCGGCATCGAGATCACGGCGAAGATCGGAAAGGATGTCACGGCAGAGATTGAGCGCTATTGGCGATTGATCAAGGCCGGCTTGGTCAAGGGTTTGTCGATCGGGTTCACGTCGATCGAGCACGAGCTCATTAAGGAAACCAGGGGCATTCGCTTCAAGAAATGGAATTGGCTCGAGCTCAGTGCCGTGACCATTCCGGCGAATGCCACCGCTAGCATCACCATCATCCGTTCGATCGACACTGCGCAGCGGGCCGCGTCAGGCCAGACGCTGGGCAGCGTCGTTTACCTCAACCCACCGGGCGCCTCCGGACGATCAACACCAGATGTCCCGGAGGACAACATGAAAACCACTGCCGAGCAGATCACTGCTCTCGAGGCCAAGCGGTCGGCTGACGCCGCGCGCATGGATGCCGTCATGCAGAAAAGCATCGACGAGGACAGGACGTCGGACGCGGCCGAACAGGAAGAGTTCGACACGCTCTCATCCGAGGTCGAGGCGATCGACAGCCAGCTGGTGCGCCTGCGCAAGCTGGAAACCGCCAAGGCGATCACGGCCAAGCCCGTAGTAAAGGCCGAGACCGCCCGTGAGGGGTCGCTGGTGCGCGGCGGCTTCTCGCCGGTCTACGCGGTGCCGGAACAGCCTATTTCAAAACAGGACTATGTCTGGCGCTCGCTGGTCTGCGCGGTGAAGGCGCATCACACCAAGCAGAACCCGTTCGATATCATGAAAGCCGAGTACGGCGACGACGAGCCGACCCGCGCGGTGTTGTCGTTCATCACCAGGGCGGCCGTCATACCGGCCGACACCGTGACGGTGGGCTGGGCCGACAAACTGGTCGCGACATCGATCCAGGACTGGTTCAACGCACTGATGCCGAATTCGGTTTATCCTTCGCTGGCAGCCAAGGGTGCCAAGTTCTCGTTCGGCCGAAATGGCATTGTCACGATGCCATCGCGGGCGGCAACGCCGACCATCAACGGATCGTTCGTGGCCCAGGGCGCGCCAATCCCGGTGAAGCAGGCCGCGTTCACCTCCATCAGTTTCACACCGAAAAAGATGGGCGTGATCTCGACCATGACACGCGAGATCGCCGAGCATTCGACGCCGGCGATCGACGGGCTAATCCGCCAGGCCATCATCGAGGACACCAACGTCGCAATCGACAGCGTGCTGCTCGATGCGACCGCGGCCACCACGACGCGGCCGGCCGGCCTGAAGTCCGGCGTCTCGGCCACCACGGCAACCGCGGGCGGCGGCATCGCTGCCCTGATCGGCGATATCCGCGGCCTGACCTCGGCGCTGATCACCGGTACCAACGGCAACCTGCGTTCGCCGGTGTGGCTGATGAACCCAGGTGACGTGCTGGCGGCTTCGCTGTTGCCGGCCACCGCCGGCGGCGGCGAATTCCCCTTCAAGACTGAACTGACCGGCGGAACGCTGCAGGGCATTCCGGTGATCAGTTCGTCCAACGTCACCGCCGACACCATGATGCTGGTCGACGCCGCCGATTTTGTTTCGGTGACCGGCGACAGCCCGCGGTTTGATGTCAACGACCAGGCGACGTTGCACATGGAAGACACCACGCCGTTGCAGATCGCCACCGGCGTCCAGGGCTCGGGCGTGCTGGCCACGCCGACCCGTTCGCTGTGGCAGACCGACTCGATCGGCATCCGGATGCTGTGGGATCTCAACTGGGGTATGCGCCGCACCGGCGTGGTTGCATGGACCCAAACCATGACCTGGAACTAGCCATTAACGAGCCGCGCCAACGCGGCTCGCTTTTTCCAATTCTCAAACAGGAGGCCATCGACATGGCACAGACACCAGCCAAGACCAAGGACCACCCCGACGTCCAAGCGATGCAGAGGCAGCGCGAGGAGATCAACAAGTCGAACGAGGAAGCGATGCAGCGGATGGAGTCGACACAGCCGACGCCGACCCAGGAGGAAAGCGATCTCTTCCGGCTCGGCGTCGCCGTCGACGAAAAAGAACCCGATGGTTCGGGGCCGACCATCATTCGCACCCTCACCGTGGCCAACGTGCCGCTCGGCGCCGAGCCGCCGGATATCACCGATCCTTACTCCGCCGAGGGCAAGGCCGCGCAGGAGCGGTCCACGCGCGAGCGGAACGAACAACGGGAAAGAACTGAGCGCGAGAGGGCCGAGCGCGAACGCGCAGCAAAAGCCAAGAGGGACGAGGCGCGCGGCTAAATGCGCATTCTCGGACTGCAAATTCCATTCACCGGCGAGAAGGCGATGTCCTCCTTGCCGGTGGATGCCAACTATGCCGGGCCGATCGTGCGCGAGTCGTATGCCGGCGCCTGGCAGCAGAACGTCACCATCTCAACCGACAGCGCGACGTCGTTTCATGCCGACTTCGCCTGCAAAACCCTGATCGCCCGCGACATCGGAAAACTGCGGCTGAAGCTGGTCGAGAAGGACGACGACAACATCTGGAGCGAGGTGGTCAACCCGGCCTATTCGCCGGTGCTTCGCCGCCCGAACGATTACCAGACGCATAATCAATTCTGGGAATGCTGGGTGCTGTCGAAACTGTCGCGCGGCAACACCTATGTGCTGAAAGAGCGCGACAACCGCAACGTGGTCACCGCGCTGCATATCCTCGATCCCAACCGGGTGCAGCCGCTGGTCGGCGACGGCGGCGCGGTGTTCTACCGGCTGTCGAGCGACAATTTAGTCGGCACCGGCGAGATCACGGTGCCGGCGCGCGAGATCATCCACGATCGCATGAACTGCCTGTTCCATCCGCTGGTCGGCACGCCGCCGGTGTTTGCGAGCGGCCTGGCCTCGATGCTCGGCCTCAACGCGCAGAAGGCGTCGGCGCTGTTGTTTCAGAATGCTTCCACGCCTGGCGGCATCATCACGGTCCCCGGCGAGGTCAGCGAGATCCAGGAACAACGCGCCAAGGAGCAATGGGAAAACCGTTTCTCGCGCGGCAACCTCGGCCGCGTTGCCATCCTGTCGGCCGGCGCGAAATACGAAAAAGTGGCCATGACCCACGTCGAAGGCCAGATGATCGAGCAATTGAAATGGTCGGCCGAGGTGGTCTGCAGCGTCTATCATGTGCCACCCTACAAGGTCGGCGTCGGCGCGTTGCCTTCCTACAACAACGTGCAGGCGCTCAACGTCGAATATTATTCGCAGGCGCTGCAAAGCCACATCGAGGAGATCGAGGAGCTGCTCGACCACGCGCTCGGCATCGGCTGGGGCGAAGGGATCGGCACCGAGTTCGATACCGAGAACCTGCTGCGGATGGACAGCGTCACCCAAATCACCGCGATTCAGCAGGCGGTCGGGGCCGGCGTGATGGCGCCGAACGAGGGCCGCGCCAAGCTCGACCTGAGGCCGGTCGACGGCGGCGAGTCGCCGTACCTGCAGCAGCAGAACTATTCGCTGGCGGCATTGGCAAAACGCGACGCACAGGAAGATCCGTTCAAGGCGAATGCGCCAGCGGCGCCGGCCGCGCCTGACGCCGAAGAACCGGCCGAAGAGCCGGTGGCAGCCAAGGAAGAAACCAAGTCGATAGATGATCTCTACTGGATTAACGATCTGTTTCCGAGGGCCGCGTGATGGATCTGCGGGAAGCGTTTGAGACCGTCAGGAAATATATCGACGCAGAGATAGCCGTCCTGAAATCGCGCGCGCCGGTGCCGGGGCCGCCGGGTGAACCGGGACCGCCAGGCGACCGGGGTCCACCCGGCGAGCCTGGCGAGAAGGGCGATCGCGGCGAACCAGGGCAGGCAGGCGACCGCGGCGAAAAGGGCAGCCCTGGCGAACCCGGACTCACGATCAAGGGCGAGCCTGGCGAGAAAGGCGACACTGGTCGCGACGGCCGCGATGCCGCCGATCTGTCGCTGCTGAAAGGCTACATCGCCGAGCAAATGGCGGCGGGCATCGCCGAGATGGTCAAGGCGATATCGATCACCTCGCCGGACTTCGGCCGCACGCTGCAGGTTGCGATCGGCGACCAGATCCACGAGATCAAAACCGCCATCCCGCTCGATCAGGGCGTATGGACCGAACGCGGCTTTGCCGCCGGCGACGCCGTCAGCCACGGCGGATCGCTGTTCATCGCAAAGGCCGAGACATCAGCCAAGCCTGGCAAGTCGGACGACTGGCGCCTCGCCGTCAAGCGCGGCAACGACGGCCGCGACTATCGCGCCGACGACAAGCGCAACCCCGAACCGATCAGGTTCAAATAGCCATGCACCAGATCCTTGAAATTCTCGCCGAGGAAGCGGCCAGCGCCGGACCCGACCTGGTCTCGCTCGACGACCTCAAGGCGGCGCTCGGCATCACCGGCTTCAGCGAGGACGCAGCGCTGGAGGCCGCGATCACCTTCCATTCAAAGATCATTGCCGATTACTGCAACCGGCGGTTCGGGTTGGCTGAGGCGCTGGAGACCTTCACCTTCGACCGTTACGAGATCTGGCCGGTGCGGCAGGCGCTGACGCTGTCGCTGTACCCGGTGGTCGAGATCAGCGAGTTTTCAACGCTGGGTGCCGGCGGCGAATACGGTTTCGATCCGACGAGCGGGCGGGTGTGGTCTGCAAGCGGCTACCTGCAGGGCGAAGTCTCCGTGGCCTATTCCGGCGGCTACGACCTGCCTGAGGAAGCACCCTCCCGGCTGGCGATGGCGGTGATCCACGCCGTCAACGATGGCCGCGTGTCCGGCAGTCGCGACCCCTCGATCCGCGAGGTGCAGCACGGCGACACCAGGATCAGCTACTTCACGTCCGCCACCACTTCGGCCTCGACGGGCTTCCTGTCGGCCACGGTGCTGGACCTGATCAAACCGTACCGGCGGCTGCATGTCGCTTGATTACGCCGCACTGCTTTACGACCCGGTCTATGGCGAGATCGGCGTGCCCTGCGAGTTCGCCGCGGGCGAGCTCGAGGCATCGATCACCGTGATCGACGACACCAGGCCGAAGCAACTACCGGCCGGGCCGTATGTCGATGTGCGTGGCATGGGGCCAGGCGCGTTCGCGCGCATTCCTGAACTGGTGGCCAACGGCATCGCCCGCGCGGACTGGCAGGACGCGGTGCTGACCTTCAACGGCAAGGACTGGGTGGTGCGGTCCTATGAATTGCGCGGCAGCCCGAACGGCGAGGATCAAGGCGAGGTGCGGTTTCTCCTGAAGGCATTGGAATGACCGACGTTCGCGAGGCCATCCTGGCGCGGCTGGTCGAGGTGGTGGCAACGGTGCCGAACCTGATTGCGGTCCAGCGCAATAACACCGATTGGCCGGACATTCTGCCGGCGGCGCTGGTGCTAGACGGTGATGAGGAAGTTTCCACCGGCAACGATGGCTCGCGTCCGTCGAACCGGCCGATGCTGGTGGAGATGACACCGGAGATCGAGATCGTGGAGCAGTCCGATGCGATCGGTTCGGACCTCACCACGTTCCGGCGCGACCTGATGAAACTGGTTTTGGCCGACGCCACGCTGAACACGCTGACCGGCAGCAACGGCAAGATCAGCTATCTCGGCTGCGTCACCGCGTTCGGCTGGAAAGAGAAGAATTTCGGCGCGCTGCAGATGCGTTTCTCGTTCAAATACCCGCTGAAACCCGACGACCTCTAACAGGAGATCACCACCATGCCTGCATCGCCAAGCGTCCAGAACTACCACATCGGAAAGGGCATCGTCTCTTTCAAGGAAGAAGGCGGCTCGACGTTTGTCGACCTCGGCAACGCGCCGTCGTTCACTTATGAGCCGTCCGTAGAAAAGATCGAACACTTCTCGTCGCGCGAAGGTGTCAAGACCAAGGACTTCAGCGCGGTTTCCCAGGTCGGCGCCACCATCACGCTGGAGCTGGACGAGATCACCGCGCTCAACCTCAGCTTCTTGCTGCTGGGCGAGGCGGATGACACCGTGCCGACCGCCGTCACGATTGCCGCCCTGAGCAAGACCGAGTTCACCGGCGACATTAAGGTGGTCGGCACCAACGACATCGGCCAGCGGGTCGACTTCCTCGCCACCGTTTCGTTCGTTCCGTCCGGTGAGTTTTCTTTCATTACCAGCGAGGACGACTTCTCGGTGATTACGCTGGAGTGCGAAGTGCAGAGGGACGAGGATGGCGCGTTCGGCGTGGCGACCATCAACGAGCCGGCGGTGACGCCGTAATGGCCGACCTTCTGGACATTGCACCGTCAACCGCGGTTGACGTGGTGGTTGTCGCTGGCGAGCCTGTCGATGTGCGGCGCCTGAAGGTCGACGAGGTGGCCGCGCTGGCAAAGCGGTTTCCGAGCGTGCTGGCGATGTTTGTCACTGGCATCGATGCGGCGATGCTGCCGGGCCAGGCACTTGCCGCCATCATTGCCGCCGGGTGCAATCACATTGGCGACGAGAATGCGGAGGCGAAGGTCGGTTCATTCCTGATCGAGGATCAGTTCAAACTGCTCGATGCGATCATGGGGCTTACATTCCCAAATGGGGTGGTCCCGGCAATGGAGGCGTTCGGAAATCTCGCGCGCCACATCGTCGGGGCGGCCGAAGATCCCAAGGTAGTGAAAATGCGCTTGAAGCCATCGCCATCGCCGTCACCGCCCTCATCCGAAGAGGCTTCCCGCCAGACTATGTGATGAGCCTGTCCCCGCGACAGATCGTGGCCTACCTGGAATTCTCCGACAAGCTGGACCGGATCGCACGCGCTATATCGCTGGGCGACACTGTGATGGGCACTCGCGGCGACGAGAAGGCGATCAGAAAGGCGATCAAGGATCTGAGTGGCTAGTCAAGAGCCACGCCGTTTGCGTCGACAATCCTGAGCAGCCCATTTTCGTGCTTGCTATGGCATCGAATGGCTGCCTTGGCACCGAGCCGCGCAGTTTCGTTTAGCGTTTTCCAGAATGGGTATGAGACGGTGGCCGTGGTGACAGGTCTTCCGGCCTGATAACCATCCTCGATCCTGGTTACTGCGAAATGCAGGCCATCCTGGATGAATTGCTTGTTTGCCTGGCACCACTCGGCGCGTTTTAGCCGTTCGGTTTTAACCTGTTCATCAATCCTGGCAGCTTCTTGCTTTTGGGCATCCGACGGACGAAACGCCGAAATTATCAAGCCCATCATCATCAACCAAAGCAGGACCAGCGCTCGCCTGAAATTCTTCTCTGACATTGTTTCCCCCTCTTTCAACCGGGCACCATAACGACCGAGACGCCGACCCGTCCATGCTTATTCCTGCCACATTGTTGTTAATCCACGCCAAAGGTTAAGCCGCATGGCTGAGTTCAAGGTCACGTCCGACACGCCTGCCTGGCTGAAGGCAATCCGCGACAAGCAGAAGCCGGTGGCCGAGGCTGCGGTGGCTGCCTTGCGGGAGACCGCCGCCAATTCGGTGCAGGAGGGGCGCAAGGACATTGCCAGCGCCGGGCCGGGGTTTCGCGAGAACTGGCAGAAGCGTTTGGTTTACCGCACCAAGGGCGCCAGGGAAGGCGACGCGCCGTCGCTGAATGCGCAGGCCACCATCTATCACCTCTATGGCATCGCCGGCGTGTTTGAGCATGGCGCCACGATTTCCGGCAAGCCGCTGCTGTGGATCCCCACCACGCGCGGCGGACCGGCACCGAAGAAGTCCGGCAAGAAACTGGTGTCGGCCACCGTCAACGGCAAGCCGATGCTGTTCGATGCCGGTGACCGCGATCGCAACCGCAAGCCGCTCTATGTCGGCGTGCCGCAGGTCACCATCAGAAAGGTTTTCCACATCACCGAGATCGTCAAGCGCAACCTGGACAACATGGCCAGGCTGTTCATCAAGAACTTCAAGGACAGTTAGGGCATGGCCGAGAAACTATCGATCACGATCGCGCTGGAAGGCGGCAAAGCAATCGAGCAGCAGCTCGAGGGCATTGGAGACGCTGGCAAGAAGGCGTTCGAGGAGATCGCACAGGCGGCGGAAAAGGCCGGCGGGTTCAAGAACCTCAAGCCCGAGGAGGTGACGGCGAAGCTCAAGGACATGGGCGTCGTCGGCAAGGAGGCGTTCGACAAGATCAAGGACGCCGTCGCGAGCGCATCCAATTGGGAAAGGGTTGTCGGCGCGGTCCAGGGCGTGGAGAAAGGGTTTACCGGTCTGGCTTCGGCGGCTGCCGGATTTGCCCGTGCGCTGGGGCCGATCGGCGTGGCCGCATCCGCCGTTGCCGTGGGGCTTGTGAAGGTGATGGGCGATGCGGCCGAGGCGATCAACAAGGTCGATGCTGCGGCGATCCAGGCCGGCTTGTCGATCGAGAAGTTTGACAAGATAAGCCAGACGTTCCAGCAGGCCGGCATCTCTGCCGGCGCTGCCGCGCAGGGCATTGCAAAAATCACCTCGGTGATGGAGCAGGCCAACCTTGAAAAGGTCACCCAGTCACTCAAGGAATTGCAGGAAGCCTCAACGCGCGGCTTTGGTGGCCAGGGCACCGCGCAGATGCAGTTTCTGTTTGAGACCGCGCAGAAGGTCGGTCCGGCGGCCGATGCGGCACGCGCGGCGCTGGAAAAACTCGGCGTCGTCAACATTCCGGAAAGCCCCGTCACCAGGCTGAAGGAAATAATCACATCGAGCAACGGTGCGGTCGCGGCGGCAAGGGGGCTGATCGCCGCGCTGGAAGCCATGCCGGACACGGCGCAGCGCAGTGCGGCGGCGATCGCCATCCTCGACCAGAAGCTGGGAACCGAACTGGTGCAGGCGCTGCGCACCGGCAGCCTGACCGCCGCGCAGTTCGATCAGGTGGTTAACACGCTGACGCAGAACCAGGCCAACGCCGCCAATCTCTGGGAGCAGAATTCCAACAAGATGTCGTCCAGCTGGGAGCGCTTCAAGACATCGATCGGCGGCGACCTGCTCGCGACCAACACCATGCGGGAAATCCACACCGTCCTCGAGTCTCTCAACACGCTGATCAATGCCTCCGGCGAGCAGTGGACGGCAGCCTTTAGCCGCATGGGTGAGGGGGTCGTCGGCCTGTTCGCCAAGCTCGGCGAGCTTGAGGTGAAGCTCGCCGGTGCGATATGGGATGGGTTCGCAAATGCCGGCACTGCGGCGATCAACGCGATTGTCAGTGCGCTTGACACACTATGGGAAAAACTCAAGGGCATCGGCGCGGCGATCAAAGGCGCATTCAGCGGGGGCGGTGAACCCGGCTCGACGACGCCGATCCCCGGCAACGCCAGGGGTGGTTGGATCGGCGGACGCGGCACGGGGACGTCGGACAGCAACCTCGCTTGGCTGTCCCGCGGCGAATACGTCATGCCGGCCAGTGCTGTCCGCCGGCCTGGCGTGCTGTCGTTCCTTGAAATGATGCGGCGGAAGGGCGGTATTCCCGGCTACGCCGGGGGCGGGCAGGTTGGATCGGGCGGCGCCGTCGGGATCCTCGACAAGATCGTCAGCGAGATCGCCGCGCTGTGGCCTCCGCATCAGGCGGCCATGGCCGAGGCGTATCGAGGCATTAATCAGGCGATGCTGAAACATCTCGATGCCATCCAGGCACTTGTGAACTCGATTGAACGGCAGCGGGACGGGTTGAGTAGCGCCACCAGCAATGCCCGCGGCGGACTGCTTGGCGGTCGCGGTACCGGGACATCGGATTCCAACCTCGCCTGGGTATCGCGTGGTGAACACATCATGCCGGCATCAGCGGTGCGGCAGCCTGGCGTGCTGGCGCTATTGGAAGCGTTGCGGAGAAATGGCGGAAACCTGCGCGGCGTGCTGGACGGCATGGGGCGGTTCGCAATGGGCGGTCCGGTCGGGATGCCGGCGCTGGCAACCGGCGGCGGGGGCATGGGCCACCTTGGCACCGTCGACCTGCGCACCGACCACGGCACGGTGAGGCTGATGGCTGGGGGCAGCGCGATGGAGCAACTGTCGCGGCTGGCGGTGACGAAAAGAATTACGAGTACCGGCCGGAAGCCGGGCTTCGTGAGTTGAACCGATGCCCATAGGCGCCGACAATAATTTTACGTTGCTTGTAATGAGCCCAATAGGCGTTCCACTTTACAGCGCACGTGGGCTCACGCAAACACTCACTCCTGTTGCAGAGGCCAAGCCAAGTCCGCGAAGGACTATAAACGGAGAATTGAGGTGGCTGGGGCTCAGTCAAATGCAAAAGTATGAGTCCACGATATCTTGTACGGATCAGATGACGCCAGCCATCGACGGCATCTGGCCGGGGCAGGCGATATTAGTAAACTGTGTTTGCGAATTGGCATACCGAGATGGAGAAGCGCCCGGTCGTACTGTCGTGCCCGGTACGACGCCACGCGAAACGCCGGACGGCTTTGTGTACTATTTCCCACAGATCGCTTTTATGGTGGTGGATTATTCAACATCATTTGACGAATACGCGCACGATCTGCAATGGCAACTCTCACTGCGAGAGATATAATAAATGATGGTCTCAATTGCTCATTCTCCAAAGGAAGCAAAGCAGCAAGGATTGACCCGATATTTTACGGGCAAGCCTTGCCCCAAGGGACATGTCGCGGAACGGATGGCTGTCAACTCGGACTGTGTTGGCTGCATGAACGATCGCAACAGTCTCCGCTATTCATTTAAAGAGGACTATCGCGCACGCACCAAATCGCGAATGAATAAATCATACGACGCCGATCCGGAAAAGTTTCGTCAGCGAGCTAACGATCGGTATCTCATGGAGCCGGAGGTTATTAGGTCTCGCGTAAAGCGGTACCAAGAAAGGAATCCCGAGAAGTGCCGTGCCTGGAGAAGGGCCAAACACGCGCGCAAACAACAGGCTCCTGGCGCATTTAGCAGGGAAGATGTTGAACGAATATTCAAGGAGCAATCAGGCAGGTGCTTGTGTGGCTACGATCTTAACCTGAGCTATCACATAGACCACAAAACGCCCTTCTTGCGCGGCGGCTCTAATTGGCCGGAAAACATTCAGTTGCTTTGTCCGAAATGCAATATGAACAAGCACACCAAAACGATGGAGGAGTGGCTTCCATCCGCTTGGTGGAAGCAGTCTTGAATGCCCATTGCTGGACCCTTTTACTGGGCGTGGTGTGAACCAGAAGAAACTGTATTTGGTCCTGAGCATCACCGGATGGACGAATACATTTTCTCGGCCAGGCGCACCCTGGCTGAGGGCGAGAAGCCGCTGCTGGAGATCGAGATCCAGAACCCGCACGTTGGCATCCTGTCACCGGAGCGGAAATACTGGGCGTGGTTCGCCTGGGACAATGGCGACGAGATTGTGCCGCTGTTCTTTGGCGCAGTGGTCGGTTCGCCCTCGTCGATCTTCGAGGAGGTCATCACCCTGCAGCTGATCGCGGACCCGATGGACTATCAGCAAAGGGTGCAGCGGGTCGCCGAGACCCTGAAAGTTCAGCCCTATTACGACCAGGTTTTTATCGACGTCGGCAACCGCGACGATCCCAACACCATCCTCGAGGCATACGCCAGGGTCTGGGATGTCGACCCGGTGACGCATGAGGTGATCGCCAACGACATCATCACCGGCATTGACGGCAACGAGGACTTCACCGGCGACGACCATTTTTATGACGCCATGAACATGACGATCGGCCAGCCGCCGGCAACTGCGATCCTGATGGACGCCTCGGTGTCGTGGACGCAGTCCGCGCGCGGCATCGTCGATATCACCAACGGCTATCGGAAGTTTACCGGCATTGCCGGCGACGCCATCATCGGCGACTGGCCAAAACCGCAGACCGACATCGGTGGCGGCTACAGGGTTTATTTCAGCGACTGCTACGACACCGCGGGCGCCGACGTGGCCACTGGCGTGTCATTTTCATACTCATGGAGAAATGGGGAAAAGGAGCACTCGGACGGCGACGCTCTGAGCACCAGCGTAAGTTATACCTATCCGATGGGTGGCACCATCTATGCGGAAAGATTGCTGACCTTTGAACAGCAGATCGGGTTCCTCGACCCGTATGCCGTCGATGGCAACAATGATCCGGCGCCCGTGAATATTCCGGCGTCCCACAAGACGACTACTGCCTATCTCATGGGGTGGAATGTCGCGGCATCGCTGGTGCTGGAATATCATGCCGAACGGCCGCGCACCGAGCGGGTCGTTTTTTCGGTGACTGCCGATACGCAGTTCACCGGCCTGCAGCCGTTGCAACAGATTGAAATGCTTAACCGGAGCGGCGCCGATGTCGGGGTGCCGATCATCAACCTGTTGAACTGGAGCACGATCGCCGGGACCGCGGTTGCTGTCGGCCAGATCATCTTTCCCGACAACCTGGATATTCCTGGGGCCAGGACCGCACAGATTTGCACGGTGGCTGGCACCGCAGGCACCGTCGCGCCGCAGTTCTCTGACATCCCCGGTGTAACCACTGTGGACGGCACCGTGACATGGTCGAGCATGGGCGCCGCCACGCCGCCGGACAATGCGGTGGACTGGACCGCGATATCACACGTCAACGCAGGAACCGTGATCCTGCCGACGCGACCGTTCTACATATCGTTCGGCACCCTGGTATTGCCGGGCACGCATGTGTTTCCGCAAACCGGCGTATCGGCGGCAGAGGGCCAGGTGATCCAGGCTGCCAACGGTTCGTTCCAGGTCTGCACGCTGGCTGGCGAGATACCGGTCAATGCCAACCCGGCATTCGCTACCAGCTGGGGCACGGTGACCATTGTCGGCTCGTCGGAATGGACCTCGCTCGGCATGAGCCTGCCGTCTGGCACATCCTACTTTGTCGCAACCACGGCCGGCACCACCGGGGCACCGCACGTCATTCCGCCGTTCGACGAGACGCTTCATGCCACCACCGATGACGGCACCGCGGTCTGGACCTGCATCGGCAGCGGCGACATTCCGGCCGGTGGCATTCCTGGCGACGTGCGCACCGCCACCTATTTCGCCACCGATCGCGGCCGGCAAAGTCTGGAATATCTGGCGGCGCTGGTGCGGGCGAAATTGTTGTATCGATCGCGCTGCATCGAGATCACCTTCGACTGCGACTATTTGCGTGGCACCGCTGTCACCACGCGAAAGACGGCGACCTTGCACGATCCGCGCATTGCCGGCGGCGTGGCGCTGGGTAAGGTCAAGGGCGCGGTGCTCGAGGTGAGCGACAGTGGCGTCGCCGCGTGCCATGTCACGATCGCCTGCTGCGCGGGGTTCGGTGAAGCGGTCGAGGAGGTCATGGGCGATCCAGCCTATGTCGACGAGGGGTATGTCGAGTTCGGTTACCAGCAATACGATAACTCGCTGATCGTGTTGCCGGATGCGACCGACCTCGGCTATGCGCCACCGGTCTATACGGCAACGGACGATGGTGTGACCTTCCCGCTGACCAGGGACATGATCACGGTGGTCGACACCTGGCACCAGGGCGAGGATGTTTCTGGCAAGGCGCTGGATGCGATGGCAGCTGCGGCGCAATTCGCGCAGGGAGATTCGACAACAAGCACGGGTGGAGACCCGCTTGATGCCTTGTATCGCAAGCAGCAGCAGGCGGCGGTGCTGCAGGCAAACTCACTGCCCAAGATGCTGAAGGAAAATCCGTCGTGGCAGGAGTTTCAATTCAGGCCGGTCAACAATGGACCGTTCCACAAGGTCTACAATGTAAAGTTCTCTGACCTGCAGATCCCGATGGGGATAGATCTGCAATCGAGCGTCGCCGCATGAGCCAGGAATTCGAATCCATTGTCCGGCCGTTTCAGGACAACCGCATCACGCCGGCACAGACCTACTACAAGCCGGGGCAGATCGGCGTCCCCAACGTGACCTTAAGGATCGGTCGGGGTGGCGGGTCGGGCAAGGTGATCACCGGATCCTACAGTTATAACCAGACCTACTACATGATCAACGCGGAGACAGAACGGAAGGAATTGTTCAAGACCGACAGCATGCTCTACAGGCAATACGCCGGCAAGTTTGGCCAGGGCACCATCGGTGATCCTACGAAGCCGGGCGGATAGAACTTGCCATATAATCCCGGCGACATCCGGGCATCGCACACTATCCGGATCTTCGGCACCAACAAGAACGATGAAGTGCTGCAGGACATCTGGCTCGATATCGAGCGCATCGATGTGTACCGCGTATCGACACAGCGCAACGGGCGCTTCCAGGGCATGTTCCGGCGCCTGTACTGGCTCGATGATCCAACCGATCCGGAATATACCGGGCGCGGCAATCAGGCCAGGGTCGAGGGGACATTGAGGATATGTTCGCCCGACGAGGAGGACCAGGAAAACCCCGAGCAATGGGTGCCGGTCAGGACCATCATCGAAATGAGGTGGAACAAGAGCGCCGAGCACAACCAGGTCAGGGTGGTGCGGGGCAATCGCACCGATGCCGAAAACCTGGCCCGCGCCGTGGCGGCGCGCCGATGCTTTCACCGCGACACCACCATCGACAAGGATGTCGATGCGGCAACGGCCGGCCACCCTGATCTGAAAGCCTATGTAGTGCCGTCCGACAAGTATGCTTTTGTCGAGGATAGCGAGGACAAGGATAATTATCTCGAAGTGCAATATGCTTCTTACACGCGGGATATGGCGAGCCGCGAGAACGGCCACAACCAAGGCGTGGATCTTATCCTGAAGAATTCGCACTATCTCCGGTTCACCGACGAGGCCAAGGGGCCGAACAATCCGGTGCATGGCTTCGATCCACCATGGGCGCTTGATCCGTTTCAAGCCATCGTCAACGTGCAGTGGTCGTCGCTGGAAGAAGCCGTGTTGGGGATCGCATCGCCGCCGGGCGATCGAGTCAATTCCACAACCGAAACATCGGAGGACGGGCTCGAGTGGGAGGCCGGTTTCGACGGCGCGATATCATCGAACGCGGCGACCGGCCTCGGCAAGACAGTGGTTTGCAAGGCCGAGAAATTCATCGCGTACGGCAAGCCGCGCAACGGTGACGCATGCTTCATCACCGCCAGCGATGACACCGTGCAGCGCGGCGTTCTTGACCCGGAAGGCGAATTGACCTGGGTGACCGTGGCGACGTTGCCCGGCTTCGTTGCCGACCATTTCGTCGGCGCTCGATCGTGCAGCTTTGCCGGTGGCGCGTTTTTCGTGTCGTACCTGAGGGACAACGATGCGGCTGACGTCAGTTATCTGGCCGTGTCGTTTGACGGGGAAACGTTTCAACTCGGCGTCAATCCATTCCCTGGCGTTGTCGCCGCCGCGAACGGCACCGGGATGGATGGCGACGAACATCCCAGCCCGGTTGGCGGCAATGTCGCCTATGACAAGACCAACGAAGTATACGTCACCACTGGCGGATACAACCGATCCTACTGGAACCAACAGAATATCGGTGCCGGCGAAACCACGCCGACCCGGTTCACCGACAACAATTTCATGTCGGCCAGTTCCGACAACGGCACCAGTTGGACGGCGCAATTCGATACGTCGGAGTGTTCCGGGTTTCCCCCGACTGCGCCAGGCGGCATCGGGTCTGGCGGCAGCAGGTCGGGCGTGACCTTCGGTAACGGCCTGTTCGTGGCGGCAACATCGTTCAAACTGGCTTATGATTTTCCATCCTCTCCCACCTTTGTGCCATACAAATTGACTGCCTATGCGGGGGCGGTTGCGACATCGACCAACGGCACGACCTGGGTCAACCAGCGACTGCCGGGGACCGCGTCAGCCGGATGGGTTTACGGCGCGCTGGTTAGTGCTGGCGGCAATGCCGTTGCCACCAGGTTCTTCAAGGCCAAAAAAAACGCCAGCGGTGTTCCGGGGTTCTTTGTCGCAACCGCATTCGAAAGCGTGAGCGGCGGCACTGTCGCGCAAAGCAAGCTGTGGCAGTCGGAGAACGGCACGACATGGGCGCTCGTCAGAACCGACGCCGGAAAGAACGGCTGGATTCTGAGCGCCATCAACAAGAGCCGCGGCACCATCGTGCATCGCGATTAGAAGGTAGCACATGACGCAAACCTACCGCACCGACGATCTTGCACGATGGGGCTCTGGCCAGGGCTTCAACCTGACCGCCGCCCAGGTCGACATCAATTTCTGGGACCTGGTGCAGCGGATGATCGCGCAGGAGGCGCGCCCGGATCCTTCGGCCGGCATCGACTATTTCGAGATCGTCGGCATCAATATGTATGTGCACATGACCGACGCCACCGTGCTCGGTCCATACGAGTTGCCGGTCGCTACATTCCAGGATCGCGGCGAATGGCAACCTGAAACCATCTACTCAAAGATGGATACGTTTTCCGTCAACGGCGGGCTTTATGTTGTCATCTTCGATCATACCAGCGAACTGACATTCGATCCCGGCGCCAACGACGGGGCAGGGCATGACTACTACCAGCTGATGATCCAGACGCCGGGCTCGGCGTTGCCATCGGGCGGTGCCGTGGGCATGGCGCTGCTCAAGGCAACCGAAACAGACTACTCGACGATGTGGGGGAAGCCCGACGCATTGAACGTCTGGTTCGAATCGTCCGAAGACAGCGCGCTGACCTCGTCCAATGTTGCCGAGGCGCTGGAAGAACTCGAGGCGATGGCGGCGAGCTTCAGCGGCGATGCCGTCGATGTCGTCTATGATCCCACCACCAGCGGATTGACCGCGACCAACGTGCAGGCCGCGATCGACGAGCTGGCCACAGCGGGCGCCGGTGGCGCAGTCGGACGGCAGACCATCTGGATCCCGGCCGCGGCGATGATCCCGCGCACCACCAACGGGCCGGCGTTGAACACGGTCGAGATGACCACCAACAAGAACATGGTGCGGACGCTCGATTTCGACGCCACCACGGCCGAATATGCGCAGTTCGACATTGCGATGCCGAAGTCATGGGACGAGGGCGATCTTTATTTCAAGGTGTTTTGGTCGCACGCGGCAACCACGACAAATTTCGGTGTGACCTGGCAGATGGACATGGTCGAAATGGGCGCGAGCTTCCTGGATGCCGCGTTCGTTGGACCGCAAACGATCACGGACACCGGCGGCACCACCAACGCATTGCTCACCAGCGACGAGTCGCCTGCGATGTCACTGGGTCCGGACGAAGGCAACCCGGTGGCGTTCCGGATCAGCCGCAAGCCGGCCGACGCCGGCGACACGCTGGTGATCGACGCGCGGCTGCACGGGGTCCAGGTCTTCTACACCACCGACGCCGCAACGGACGATTGATGCTCAGGGTCACGCAACTCAGCGGGTTCGGCATCGGGTCCGGCGAGGTCACCATCCCCGGCACGCTGACGGCAACGGCCGGTGCCTACAGTCTCACCGGCACAGCGGCGACCATCACCAAGGCAACCGCTACCAACAAGACGCTCACGGCTGGCGCGGGTGCTTACAGCCTCACCGGCGCCGCCGCGGGCCTGACGAAGGCCGGTAGCATGAGCTCGGAGGCCACGGCATTCCTAGCGCGAACATCCGGTCTCGATACGACGCACATCAACGCCTATGTCGCGCTGATCGACGGGCTGGTGGCGGATGGCATCTGGGCCAAGCTGGACGTGCTGCACGTCTATGCCACACAGGACAGCACCACCGCCAGGCTGAACCTTGTTTCAACCAGTTACCCCGCCACCCTCAGCGGTTCGCCCACCTTCACGGCGGATCGTGGTTACACAGGCGTTGAAAGCAGCTTTACGATCTATATCGACACCGGGTTTAATCCAACAACCGCCAGCTCGCCGAAATATGTTCTCAACAGCGCGCACCTGTCGGTGTGGAACGTCACAGATGTGGCGAGCAACAATTCCGCCATTGGCGCACAGGACGGCAGCGCAAATTCCGCCTACATCATCGTCAAGTATGCGGGTGGGTCGACCTACTTCCGCATCAACACCGGCAATGTCGGAAGCGGTTCATATGCCGCGCCCAATACGACGGGCCACTACATCGGTAATCGTACCGGCAGCGGGGGCACGGTCAATTACAGAAACGGGACTGCCGTTGCCACGGAGTCGGTAGCTTCTTCAACCTTGCCAAATGGTAAAGTTTACACGCTCGGCGGCGCGAGCAACGGCGTTAATGTTATCGGCGTCGGAAACCAGCAAGCCATGGCCAGCATCGGCTCGTCGTTGAACGGGACCGAGGCGGGTAACTTCTATACCCGGCTGCGCACCTACATGACGGCTGTCGGCGTGCCGTGACCGAACTCAAGGGGTGGGTCAGAGAAAACGCCACACTGGTCTATTTCCTGATTGCGCAAGCCATCGCGATCGGCGCTGCCGGTGCCAGCGTGCTGGCCTACATGGTTAAGCTGGAAAGCCGAGTGATGACCATGGAGACGCGCGGCGCCGAGTACAGTGTGGCGCGCATGGGACGCATGGAAGAACGCATCACAGTCATCGAACAGAAGATGGCCAACAACGACATCATCATGAGACGCCTCATTGATGAGTTTGTGAAAGACAGGCAAAAATGAGCGAGGCAATCGTCGAGTATCGCATCGAGGTCATCGGCAGCGAGGTGACGGTGGTCATCCTTGCCAGCGACGATGACGCCGCGCACCGGATGGCCGATCTGCTGGATCGTCAATTCAAAAGCGGCGTCGTCGACGAGGAGGATCCGGATGAGCCGTAGAGCAAAGGCGACACAGAAACTGCTGGATCAGGTCAACGAGTCCTGCCCGGCGCGCAACAAGGGCAGCGATGGCTGGATCGGCGATGCAGCCCATGCGAGTACTAAATCGGACCACAACCCCAACAGCGCCGGCGTGGTGCAGGCGCAGGACATCACGCACGATCCGAAGAACGGGTTCGACAGCCACAAGTTCGCTGAGTACCTGCGCACCCACAAGGACAAGCGCATCAAGTATGTGATCTCGAACCGCAAGATTTTCTCCGGTCCTGCCGGACCGCAGCCGTGGGTCTGGCGCTCTTACTCAGGCAAGAACCCGCACGATGCCCATGTCCATGTATCGGTTGGGGACACCGCGGCGCTTTATGACAACGCAGCGGCATGGGAGATCCCGTTCACCACCGGGCTGCCCGACCTCGATGCGCCCGACATTACCTTGCCGGTGCTGAAGAAGGGGTCGAAGGGTATCTATGTCGCGATCCTGCAGGTGCTGCTGGGCTTCACCAATGGCGAGATCGACGGCGACTTCGGCAACATGACCGACGGCGCGCTGAAGCAGTTCCAGCGCGAGCACAAGCTGGGCGCCGACGGCATCTGTGGCACCTATTCCTGGCGCGAACTGATGCGACCGTGGGCCAAGGAAATCGGGTTGCTGCCGACCGATCCCAAGCAGAAGCTAACCGAGATGGCGCTGATCGCGCAAAAGACCGGATCGACGGCAGCGGTCGACGAATTGGTCAGCGCGTTCGTGGTGGTGCTGGAGGACATCCTGCCGCCGGGGTTCATCGTTAAATAACGTCTAGACAACCCAGAAGGAGACTGACCATGGCGACATATTTAAAATACGACACCGCGATCGAGAAGCTCTGCGACAAGAAGATCGACGCCTTCGGCACCACCGACGTGTGGAAGGCGGTGATCCACACCGACGCGCCGGCGCCGACCACCGACAGCGTGCTGACCGACCTGGTGCAGATCGCCGGTTCGAACGGCTACACCACCGACGGCAGCGACATCACGTTCAACTCGACGCGGACCGGCGGCACCGTCACCGCCACCGGCACCGACGTGGTGTGGACGGCATCGGGCGGCAACCTCGGCGCGTCGACGACGGGACGCTATGTCT